TCAAATATTTAATGGGGACGGTGGTACCTGTCCCCTCCGTCCCCAGAGACGAAAGTGCAAAAAAACAACCTCCTGGCGGTTTCCCACCAGAAGGTCGTCAATTCCTACCCCGAAGAGGCAGGCCATTGCGTACATGTTGTCGAATGTCGGCAGGCATTCGCCTCGCTGCCATTTGTAGATCGACACGGGTTCGTTGAATCCCAAGAACATCTGCAATGTCTTTACTGTGATCCCTTTCTTCTCTCTCACTTCCTTGATCCTCCTGCCTGTAGCCTGAAGATCAATAACTGGAAATTCCATCTGTGCCATAATTATACCTCCCTGTTAAATATGAAATTTAAATGTGCTATAAACTAGGTTCCACCAATTTTTCCAACCTAATATGCCTATAGCAGGGTATGATATGTAAATATGTTTTGCTAATATAAATATTTCTTCGGTCAGAATGCCGTCGAAATCTTTCATGACACCTTTATTGAGTTTTAAAAGGAATCTTCATCTAATATAACACATATGAACTACTAGTTAAAAGTAAACCTGTAGTTTAAAATCACTATGTTTTTATATATGCTCACATATGCTCAAAAGTGGCTTAATTCCTACGTTTTTACACTTCCATTATTCATGACAATATCATGACAAATCAACTTTTTGCCCCTTTTTTGCCCCTAAATCAGGCTATTGCATGAGTTCATTTACTCTCTTCTGAATCTTGTCTGGATCGTAGCCTGCTGCCTTAAGCCTGTGAATACGTTCCTGTCCATTGCCCCATTTGCCTATGATGGCTTCATGCGCAACCGCATTGATGATCTTGTCCTCTGACATCTGCGATGCCTTGACGAGCTTGTTTACGGCCGCCTGTACCTTATTGTAGTCATAACCAGCCTTGGTAAGCCTTGCCTTGCGATTAGCACCATTGCCCCACTTACCTGCCAGCACTTCCTTAGCAAGTGTATTGACGCTCTTCTTTGCTGTGGATGCAGATGTGGTCTTAGCCTTGCCAGCCTGCTTATTCCAGCTCGCCGCACTGATATAAGCCTTGTTGAGATCAAGGCTGCCACTGTAACCTGAGAGCTTACCAACGGATGTATACTGACGAATAAGGCAGTTATACGCCCCCTCATTCCATGGATGCTCCTGGTAGCCTGTCTCAACATAGTCTGGGTACTGAGCTATCCACAAGCCATATCCGGACTTTTTAACTGCATCCATGGCGCTCTTCTGAACATAGATTAGTGGTTTGATGCCAGTCTTTTTCTGTACATATCTGCACCACTTCAAGCACCATTCAAGATCGTTCTTGCCAAACTGAGGGTTGTTCTTCGCCTCCCAGTCAAGTACAAGGATTGCTTTGCCGATATACTTCTTTACATACGCAAGGAAGTGGTCAGCCTCTGCCTTGTAATCACCACCGTTGGCATAGTGATATGCCCCCAACAACTTCTTCCTGTTCAGGACCTTATCACAATGCGCTGTAAAATATCTGTTCTTGTAGTCTGTTCCCTCCGTCGCTTTCACGATACAGAAGTCGTATGGCACTTTGGCAAGGTCTATATTTTTATCCCCCTGCCATGCACTGATGTCAATTCCGTTCATTTTGATCGCCGCCTTTCTCATCGCTCTTTGAGGTTAATATGTCTATTGCTTTACTGATTACTGCCGGGAGTGGTATTCCCATGAGTCCGGCATTTTCTACGATGCTGATTGCCTCGTTTGCGATAAAACCTATGATTACTGCATCCCTTATATAATTTGAGCCGATGACTAAATCAAGCCTATACGCTATCAAGACGAATAAAAGGGACATGCCTTTTCTGCACAATCCCTTCCATCCTGCCTTGCTTTCCAAGGCACCTGTTTTAGTTTTTTTCGAGTTGTGGAAAACCCCGGCTACAACGAGTCCGCTTACATAGTCAATACACATAAATATGACTAATGTAACCAGTCCCGTGTCCCATCCGCCGAAAAATGCTGCCACGGCACCCCCAGCTGCTCCTACTGTTGTACATATTGTATTTTTCATATTTATAATTCTCCTCTCTAAAATCCTATCGCAACCGTAAATGACTTGATCTGTCCTGGTTCAAGCACCTTGCCTACTTCAATGATTGTATTTGTATCTATATACATACACTACACCCCCTGAACAAGGGATGCCGCTGGTCCTATTGAAATGACTACTAACTCTATCGATCCAGCTGTAGCTGCATTGTTGTATGCGTTGATTTGAAATTTACATGACGTGCCATCTAAAGTGTAATCATAGCCATGGAAATCTATACCCTTATCCTTTTTTTTGACAACTGCAAAGACACCGTTTGTTCCGGCTGGAACTTCAAATATCTGCATATCGCCACTGATTCCTGTGTTAGCATCAATAGTAGTCTTAATTCTTGACGTTTTGCTTATGACTCGGCCGGTCTTGGCTATCTTTGTGGTCTTTTCGATGCTGTCAGCGTTTTGTTCTACCCCAATCTGTGCTGCGTCTGCTGCATCTGATGCTGACTTTGCAGCGGTTGCAGCAGACTGTGCACTTTTTGCGGCACTCTGTGCTGTATCATTAGCCTCTGAGGCAATGTTTCCAATAGCTGCTACAGCCTGTTCCACTTTAGTTATGTGCGAATTTGCCTCTTTTACGATTGCATCCGTCTCATCTTTAGAATAGGCTTCCCCGTGTGATACTTTATCTTTCATATTGGGCAGGGACGCACATATCTGTTCAGGATCTCCAACACTCAGATTATCTATCAATATCGACCAAAGCGGGAGGTCTGCTACTGCAGCTCCTGCGTTGTTTATATCTCCTGTATATATGTCGGGGGCTACCGGGGTGCCACTTGATACAGCCGTTCCCTTGACGACTATCAATGACATACTCTCAATGCCATCAGCATCCATGTAGTATCTTGCAACTATAAGATCTATGCGCTTCTGCCCTGTTACTCCACTATCAATTTTCAAATCTTCGTAATCGCCCGGAAGGATCCTTGCATGACATCCCTGATGTAATATCTCACAAGGAGTCACTCTAAGCGTGTTTGCATCTATCAGTAATGGTCTCTCACCAGATATGATACCGGACTCTCCCCATATGGCCTGATTCAACACTCTATCATCTGCGCTTGTTACATGCTGCTTTCCTGTCTTGCCTGTTACTATCTTCATATTTCCACCCTTTCCGCTACGACACCGAGTATTCAATGTCTATGCTATTATCATCTATCTTCGCTATTATATTTGTTATCTGTTTTTTTACTGTTGCTCCTGTGATTTTCTCTGTGCCACCTGTGATATCACCTATCTGCATTGACATATCCGGAAGTGTCATGTCAAGGCTGTCTGCATTGAGCTCCTGAAGTCTTGCTATGCCTCCGGTTCTGAGTTCGTCAATACTGGAGGCTGAGCTGTAATCATACACAGCTGTGCGCTCTTTCATGCCTGTATATACTTGTGTATCTGTGATGTTTCCTTGGCTGTCCACATACAAGTGCAGCACCTGACGATCTTTAAGTTCCCCCTGTCCTAAACAGATTAAATGATTATATCCGTTCTTGATCTGTGTGATATTGTAGTTAATATCAGACCTCATACAATCCTTATCTTCTGTATAATCATAAGACGCAGCACTGCTCATAGTCACATATCCATCTTTAATCACAAGCCTGAGAACCCTGTTCTGAGTGTTCAGCAGCGCACATATACCATCATAGAGAGTCACATATCTGTTAAACTGAAATGATGTTATATTCCAGGAACTACCTGTCATTCTGTATATGTTGCTAAGTCCTGCATCTTCAATAAGCTTATTGATCACTGTTATAGCATCACCTGATACTATCTTGTAATCTTCGCCCTGAGGTGGTTCGATTATCTTATCACACAAAATGCCTCTGAGATTCCGACCAGTATATCTAATCTCCCTGTCGGATGTCACTACACCGACATTGTCAACTATTCCGCCGTACTCTGTATCATTGATGTACCACCAGGAGCCGCCCTGTAAAATATTGTTATCCTGTGCCACTGTAATCTCAAAATCCTTAGCTTTAGCAACGTCTACATCTGCACTGAAATTATGCAAATAGCCCTGCTCTACCCTTACCGGGTTCGTATATACAAGCTTTATGTCCATTTTTATGTCCATTTTGGCTCGCCCCTTTCGTGTATGATTGTTATATCAAAATCATAACTTCCATTCCACATCACACGATGATCGCCTGGTACTATCCTTTTAAACACATCGCTTTGCTTGTCTCTGTATCTAAACATATTTACAGTATCACCATCGGCTTTCACAAGCGTCACCGTAGATTTTGCGGTATTGACTATCAAATGCTCCCCAGCACTAACAATACATTTAACGCTGTAACAATGATTATCTATATATATGACAGGATCAGCAGCACCGTTGTGTATATCTAATATAAAATCGCATGACTTCATATCATCAACACTGAGCTTACCTATGTGATCTGTCATCGGAGCATAGTCATAGTCATAGTCGTATTCATAGCCTTTACCATCTGTAGACGTATCTGGTATATACCTATAGCTATGTATCTCATCCTTTATCCACTTGCTGTCTGCAACTACTTTGAGGGATATGTTAATTGTTGTACCGGTATCAAGATAATTGCTCTTGGCGGAGCTATACACATAGCATTCAAGATAGTAATCACCTATATAGAGCTTCCCTTTCTGTTCTGCTATAATATCCTTCTCACAAACCTCATACAGTCTATTCTTAAGATCGATACACTTCTTCTTACTTTCTGCCGATATAACAACAGGGATGGTCTTTGAGGCCACCCCCTTTCTAAAGTTCTCAGCACGGCTTCTGTCACTGTCATATGTCCATTCGTAATCTCTGAGATCATTGCTGTTTGCAAATATTCCTTTCTTGCCAAATTCTACAACTTCTCCGAGATGATTCACATATCTAAGCTGTTCAAGCATTTCTCACCATCCTTCCGAACTCTCTGCCGTCAAGTTTCAATCTCACACCCTCTGTAAGAGCTGTCAGTATCCACTCATACATGTTGTCATCTATGTGTCTTATGATCTCCAGTATCTTATAAAGTACCTTCAGTGATTCCGAATCACCAGTCACTGCTCCACCTGTAGCCTCTGCCATGTCCTCAGCTACCTTCTTAATCCAGCCGGTATTCTTCTCAAGTGGCACTACAGCCTCAGCTCCATTACCCTCAAGGATACCGACCTGACCACGCTTAAGCACACCACCTTCAGCAAGCTGCGGGGCATCAAGCTCATCTATTCTTGATATTGATACTTTTGGTATCTTATTCAAAATAGATATCGCCGAGTTAATTGCCCGGATAAAGCCATTGATAATCCCTGTAGCTTTACTAAGTATCGCATTGACCGCTGATGTCACAGCACCTTTCAGGCCGTCCGCTATTGCTGTTCCGACCTTACCGAATATATCTTTAATCTTCTGCCATGTATTAGAAAAAAAGTTGACCATCGGTGAAAAGGCATTCTTTATTCCACTCCAAGCTTTCCCAAATATATCACTAAACCAGGTTCCTACCGCTGAAAATGCACTCTTAATATTGGACCATATATTGCTAAAGAATTCCGGTGCAGCATTCCATGCTTTCTTAATTCCCCTCCATGCAGCAGTAAATGATTCTTTACAGTTATTGATCACTGTAACTATCAACTTGATGGCAGCTTTAAGCGTCCCTGAAAGCATCTTACAATACCATTCAAGGATTGGTTTCAGCACATTTAGATAATCTTCCATCAGCATCGAAAGTAATTCCACCAGTGGTGGTAATATCATATTGATAAGATCTGTCAGTGGTGTGACTACCTGCATTACCAAGTCGATAATCGGTGTCAACATATCCAAAAACGGCTGTAACAATTCAAGTATAGGCTGCAAAATAGCCATCAAAACAGGCAGTAAAGACTGAATAATCTGAGTCACCGGCGGCAGGAGCATATTTATCAGGTTTGTAAGCGGTGGCAAGATCGTCTGAATGATCTGCATCATCGGTGGTAAAAGTAAATCAAGCAATGTTGACAATGCTGTCAGTACTGGTCCCACTAACTGCAGAATCGATGGTAAAATCGATGTCAATGTACTAAAAACAGAATTTAGAGCGGTTGATATCGACTGACCCAATTCCCCACCTATGCCGGGCAGTAATGTCTCAAGTATTCCGGGCAGATTATTGACCACCTCAGACAACAACGATGTCGCTCCCTGTATCAACGATGGCAGTAACTGCTCAATAAGAGGCGGTATGTACGGTGCCAGTTTCTGAGCCAGCTGAGACAGTCCTGTAACCACCCTCGGCAGTGTATCGGCTATCCTTGGTACAAGATTATCTGCTACAGCCATAGCCGAATCAACAAGGTTGTTCATCAGCACTCCCATATCCTGAGATGGGTCAGCCATACCTATGAGTAGATTCGTCCATGCGGACTTCACCATACCAATAGAACCTTGAATGGTTGTGGCCGCTTCCTTGGCTGTTGTGCCTGTTATATCCATGTTTGTCTGCACAACATGAATAGCCTCTATCATCTTATCAAATGATACACTGTTGACGTTATCTGCTGTCACAGTCATGGTGTCACCAAGTACACCAGAGTCATTGATAAGCCTTGCCATCTCGGATGCAGTACCACCATAACCAAGCTTCAAGTTGTCAAGCATGGTGTAGTTTTGCTTTGCAAAGCCCTGATATGCGTCCTGTATAGATGACATATCAGTTCCCATCTTGTTGGCATTATCTGACATATCTGTTATGGCCAGATTGGCAGTTTCAGCCGCCTTTTCCGTGTCACCGCCCAATCCCTGGAGCAATGACGCTGAAAAGCTCGTTACAGTATCCATATACTCGTTTGCCGACAGCCCCGCCGTCTTATATGCATTATTTGCATACTCAACTACCTTATCTGAGCTGTCCTTGAACAGTGTCTCAACACCACCAGCAAGCTGCTCATAATCCGCATACTCGCTTACAGTCTTAGCAGTAATGCCAGCTATTCCAGTAGCTACAGCCGTTGTCGCAACCACGGCGACCTTTGCTGCCTTGAGCGCAAACTTGCCGATATTGCCAAACACAGAACTCATCTTTTTGCTTGTCTTCTCTGCCTTGTCGCCAGTCTCTTCAATTTTCTCATTCGCATCTTCATTTGATACTGCGATTCGTCCCAGTATCTTAAATACTTCCAAAAGGGTCTACCCCCTTTCCTCGATAATAAAAAAATAGAGACACACGTTCTGTGTGCCCCTATGGTTTAAAATTCTCTATGATCGACATGGAATCCTTTATGGTTGTTTCAAGTTCGTCTCTGCTTTCAAATGCCCCTGATCTGACCGGCTGTGAACTGCCACCTGATGTGCCATACAGCCTTGCCTTGAAGTCATTGAATGATATGTTCTCCAAGCATTTGTGAATGTACATATCCCAAAGCTTGTCATCATCATCCAGACGCACGAATGTGCATACAAACTCATCAAAGCTCTGATTGTCTATCATCGTATCAAGCAGAGTGTATGGATCCGCATATCTCTTAAATATGAGATCCATGAACTTGAGATAGCCTAATGTCTCTTCTCGAACAATCTTGAAACAACCTTGATAAAATCCGTAAAGCCCGGAAGTGTGACCGCATCATATAACATCTGTGTGAATACAGAGAGGTCAAGATCTGCTACCTCATCCACTGTCATTCCTGACAGGTGTGACAGGCAGACAAATACCTCACGCTGACAGTCTGACAGCTTAGCCAGTATCACATCTGCAAGCTCAAACGCAAGACCAACACCCACATTCTCAAGGAACTTCGATGTGTCCTCATCATCCTCGCCATCACCAGCAAGCTTCTCACGTTCTTTTGCTATAAGCTCTTTGAACCCATTGCCGCTGAATGAATCTTTGAAGTCCTTTACCCCCAGCTTACTGAACAGCTTCAAGAATGCGGCTATATCTGTTGCTTTGGGATTCCTAAGCGTATATGGTTTGATCTCCTGCACATCTTCTGTTGCCTCGGCATCTTCAACTACTTCTGCCTCTTCAACTACTTCATCATTCTCTACTACTTCTATATCTTTGTTCTCTTTTATCTCGGTTGTTTCCATGATTATCTCTCCTTTTCTATTTTTCTATGTCAATTAGCCTGTTACTTTCGTACTGGAATCTATAGACTGCTGAGCCTGCTCCGTTGTCGTGCCGGTCGGCAGATAGATGTGGTATGGCAGTGTATCAGCTGCCGGTGACAGATCCGCATAGCACTCCATAGTCAGCGCAAATGTGCCATTCTCCTTGTTCTTGCCCTCTATCTCAAGGCCTGATGTACAGAGCGCATTGTCAAAGATCACGATAACAGGACGACCATCTAAGAATCTTCCAATATATCCAAAGTTCTCAATATAATCATCCTTTTCAATTCTTGCCTTGGATTCGATCACATCGTACCCTTCCGCTGTTGATGTGCCATTCTGTCCGATAATAGCCATCTTGATCGTCTCAGGCGACAGCTCCACCATGTTAGTATCCATCTGTGCTGTCTCACCTGTCTTAACTGTTAACTCCTTAACCTTAACAAGCTCACCATCAACCTCTATATCCTTGAGCTCAGGCTTGATTGACAGCTTTGTACCGCCAGATGTCGCACCGATCAGAGACTCTGCAAAGTTCCAAGCCTTCTTTGATGCGTCATACTTCAAGCCTTTGTGAATAGTTCCAGCACCAAATACAATGTTCTTCGGTGTCTTGCTTGTGATACCTGATGACTTGAACTCTTCAAAAGTTAATGTATCTGCCATGATATAATCACCTTCCATTCTTATATTCTTTAATAGTCAAATTGATCTGTATACGTTTAAGTTCTGCATCCCCTGTTGGCACTGGTGACGCATTCCTATAAAAAACGGCAACCCCCGCACCACTTGCAAGAATTGCCGTTCGTTCAATATTCTGTTCTACCTTCTGCTTGTACTTCTCCAGACTGAACCATGAGCCTCTTGTGAATCCATCTATGATGAATGTTATTTCCTGACATCCATCTTCCTCAGGTGTATCGCCTTCAGAATATTCACCGACAAAGTATGCCTCTGGTGAGTCATCCTGCCACTCCATGAATGCGTATGGAATCTCAAGCTCATCTTTGAGTACACTGTTGATATATGATAATGTCTCTGTCGTCATGCCATCACCGCCTTACTCTCTGAATGTCTGATTGAAAATAGATCCAAGTCGCTTGATAATCTTGCTCTTGGTCTTGTCAAAGGCTTTCTGTAAAGGTCTGAGAGGCTTTTTACCATAGGTAAAAACAGCTACTATATTCCCTGCCTTATCCTTTTTTACCTTACTGAACTTGCTGGCTTGTTCTAAACTCATTCCATCAGGTCCCACTGGAGCCCACCATCCGCCTTTACGGCCATTCTTTTTCAAAGCATATTCACCTGTTCCATACTCTTCCCAGATTGCATTCTCCCTAGGATTTCCAATTACAGCCTCACCCTTATCTTCATCGACATAGTGAGTCCATTCGCCTTTGGTATGACCTGTATCAACTCTTGTCTGTGCTATCTTGGTCTGAGCCTCAACCTCTACAGCAGCTTCGTACAAGAAGGCTACAATCGAATCATTCAGAGCTGCCTCAACCTTTATTCTGTTGTCTGTGAACTTCACACTATTTCCCATTACTGCCCTCCTGTGTACTTCAGATATATCTCAAGTTGCTCATGTATCCCCATCGGATCATCTATCAGCATGATGTCATATACCTGACCATTAACCACCATACGGCTGTTCTCAGCCTTGATCATGTCACTGAGACGTTTATAATCAGCTATGAACATATGCGTGGATTCCTGCACCTTGGCATTGTATGTTGTGTACTTGCTGTCACCGCCTGAGAGGTCAAGCCATCCGGTCAAGGTATCTTCAGATATCCATGTGACTTCCTGTTCGCCTATCTCATTTCTTGTTATGCTCTTGATCTGTATATCTGCAACTGCATTTCCGCCTATTCCTCTCATATTCAAAACCTCGCTTTCATATATGGCCTTAAAAAGCCAAGAAGCGACTTTGGATATCCCATGAGGGAATTGTCGCCATCCATATTGAAATAGGTCACAGAATGCCTGCTGATTGTCTCAGACTGTACTCCTACCTTGTCCCTGTTGTTCAGATCCCATGAAAGCATGTTGGCAACTCCCAGCTTGATATCCATCGGATATACTATCTTTGTCACCATAGCAACCGGTTCGCTTACAAGCTCCTCATTCACCTCTATATGTCCACTATCCATATCTACAGCCTTGATGGTGTATAAGCCATCATTGTAGTGTGATTCTGACACCTGTATAGTGTCGCCAACCTTGAACAGCTCTGATGCATACTGAAAGCCTGTCACAGTGTCCACAGGAGCCACAAACCGCCTGTTCCGATCCTGAAAATTATTATTTGTATATTTTCGGATCAGGAGCTCAAGTGCCTGAAGCTTAGCCTCAAGCACCGGTGCTTTCTCCTTGGTGTCTACGTACTTCTTAAGTTCATCGACAGTCATGATCATATGACCACCGCCTTACTTCTTAGGGATAACAGTATACCCGTCATGCTCCGTGAACCAATCTGCCATACGCTTAGATGTAATATCTGCCTTTCCGTTTGCGAACTGGACACCACCGGCGCCAATTCCACAGTAAGCAGCGTTATTATTAACAGATACTGTCCATCCTGTAGGCTCACTCTCTGTCTTTGGCTCTGCCACTACAGGCTCAATAACTTCACTTGTCTGATTTGCTGTCTTCGTTTCCTTTGTTGCCATATCAATCACCCATCCTTCCTTATGCAATCTTGATATTTCTGAGTACACCTGCATGCTGTGTATTCTTCAGAACTGTAGCCGCAATCATCTCAACCTCAGCGTCCTTGACAGTGCCAGGCTCGTTGAAGTTTGGAAGATACTGATCGATTACAGAACCGCCGTTCAGACTGATTCCGTGGAATCCATCATTTACATCGAATTTGACCGCATAGACGTCTGTAAGACCTGTTGTTGCCGAACTCTCCTTTGCGATGGTTCTTGAAAGTCCCTTCTTGACTACGTGACCAGCAGTTGCAGCACCACTGCTTACAGTGTAATAATCCTGCATATCAACAAGCTTGACACCATCAATAGTAGTGACACGCTTTCCAAATGCTTCCTCACTCTCTGTCTTGTATCCAAGGATACGAGCCACTGTCTGAATCTTGGTGATCATCTCTGTGTTAGTGAGCACCGCATCAGCATCTGTGGTCTTGACAAGAAGGCTCAGTGCCTCATAGAACTCATCAGCATTAGACTTGATCGCTGTGATAGATGACAGATCAATAGCCTTGTCTGTGCCGTATTCTGTCGTTGTTCCCGCAAGCATGGAATCAAGTCCCTGGAACTCAGGGTGATCAGTTGATGCTGTTGTAGTTGCATCACCATTGATCAGTGTATAGTGGAAGAGGTTTACCACTGCCTTGATATGCTCCTCTATCTGATATGCCATATTGTCAAAGTTACCTGCTACCCTGTTGAGCACTCTGTCCATCTGAACAGCTCCGCCCATGATTGCAAGATTAGCCTCGCACTCCTGCTTAGTAGCCGCTGAAGCAGTATATGAGCCACCTATCTTTCTGAACTCTGCTGTTGCTGGAAGTACCTTTCTGAGATACTTGTACTTCATTGTTGAGCCGCCACCTGATGCTGATACACAGTCATCAAATGTGAGCATCTGAAGTATTGTTGACTGTCTGAGGAAGATATCCACGATCTGTGAGAATACCTTGTCACTCATACCCTTCTTGATTTCCTCTAATGTCATTGCCATAGTTTTCACCATTCCTTTCTACTTATTACTGGGTATTGTCCCTTTCATATTTCTGTCTCAATGCCTCTGCCAGGTCCTTAGGTTCTGCATTCGTATTGCCCTGATTCCCATCTGGCAGCTTATTCTCTATGATGTTCCTCTTGCCATCATCTGAGCCGGATGAAGCTGTGAACTGAGCCGGGAACTGCGTCTTTAAGTCTGTGAGCATGTTATCCCATCCCTTTATGTGGCCTTCATCATCAAGCTTAAGCTCCTCATTCTTCTCCTTGAGGGCTGTCTTGATCTTATAGGTCATATAATCAGTATCAACCGCATGAGCCTCAAGCAGAGCCACCTTGATAGCTGAGTTGACCTTAGTCTCCTCAAGCTCTTTCTGAAGCCTTGCATTCTCTGTCTCATAAGTTGATATCTTCTGCTGCATGCCCTCGTCACCCTTGGAAGCTTTCTTAAGCTCCTCAATGAGCTTATTTGCATTGCCAATCTCCGTGTCTTTGCCGGTGATCAGTCCGTTTAGCTTCTCAAGTTCTGAATCATACTTCTCCTTGCTGACGTACTTGCCCTCGGACAGATCTGTGTATCTTACATGCTTGAGCTTATCTGTCTCTGTGCTGTTCTTCTCGTCAATCTTCGCCTGTACCTGCTTATACAGGTCATCTCCTAACAGTTCCTTTAATTCCATTGTTCCATCCTTTCTGGCTTTAATCGTAGCCGCACATGGCAGTTATCACTCTTGCCGGAGTTATTCTTTATCGGTCACAGTTTTATTGCCTTAAGCCGATTTTGGGCATAAAAAAAGACCATGTTTTCACCATGATCTAAATTAGCTACTATTCTGTTCTTATTCCTCTGTATAACACGTATTTGTCAACTTATGGTATACATCCTCATACAGTTCCTGTTTATCGCCATTGTAGGTATATTCAGCATATATCCCATCACCACTGATATTTGTTGACGCAAGGCATTTATAATTCTGTAATGTCTTGCATGACCAAACGATATATATGTCGCCCTCATCTATCTGTATATCTGGGTGATTCTTACGATACCATTCAGTCAACTTCTTGCGACATACATTCTCAAAGTGTTTCATTCCTGTTACTATCATTACTTATCCTCCTATTTTATGCATTAAAAAAGCACCATACATCTCTGTACAGTGCTCGTAATCCATCTAGCATTATTTTCTACTCTTCTCCTATGTGTCGTTTGCCGGGTTTATATAGTTCTTCTATTATCTTATGCTTTCTATCCCCTCCAACATATCCAGGACCATACAGTTTGCTCAAATGTGCTTTAACTTCCGAATCTCTAGGCAATGACCTGAATTTTTCTCTCTGCTTATCATATTCCTCATATGATGCAATGTTTAAAAACTCTTCTTTTAAATTCATCTTAATGCCTCCTCTATCAATTTAATCTCGCACTCATTGAGCATTGTTTTGTCATTTTGATACACTCTGAAAAGCTCTGAAATAGCCTCCCACATAAATTCTGTATCTAAATTACCATCTGGGGTGATAGCCTCTGTTACGTCATCAATATATAATCTACCTTGATATTCGCTTATAAACTTATCACCATGCAAAATATAAATATTGAATTTTTCACCTGAATCATTTTCATATATTTCCGAAGTAATATCTGCATCGCTTAATCCTTCAGTTAAATATTTCTTATACTCTTCCAAAGCCTTAGGATCCAGCATACGTTCTTCTATCAGATGTCCAAATTCATGGTCTATATCCTCTTTCTCAGCGCCTTTAGCAACGTTGATAATGCCGTTTTTTACATCACAGCTACTGCCGTTCTGCCCCATATTAAAGGTTACATCAGCCATTGCTTTCTGAACTTTATCCGGTAACTGTGAATATGCGTCAACAACAGCTTTTTCATCTCTAATAATGCCAGCATCAGACTTTGATGCCTTGAACATTATATCTCTTATACTATCACCGTTTTGGGTATTTGCAACATCTTTTTCATACTCAATTTCAAACTGCACCTTAAAGTACTTCGTCTGGTACTCTTCAAAATCCTTTGTCTTATCCAACCCGAAGTATTCCGCTCGCTTTCTCAGAGTCTGAAGCTCTTCATCATCCAGCGCCCACCTTGCTCTCTGCAATAAGCAGCACCGACAGTTGCAGTCCTCAGAGGCAAGACCAAACATTCCAGGAGCCTCAACCTTGAGGTTTGCCACCTCAAAAGGCTCATCCACTTCCCTGATCTGTCCATCAAGCATCTGATGATGTTCTCTCGTTGCTCCGTCAAGGGTGGCATCCCACTGCTTCACTATGTCCGCTCCTTTGCTCTTCGCTACGTGCTGAGCGTCCAGCGCTGACTGTACCTGTATACGATGCCCTTCAGTCCTTGCAATGCGGATAGAATTGTTATAAGCCCTCTGGAACGGAGTGTTTGCCATGTGCCGTGAAAGCTTACCAGCTACTTCATTCCATGTTGATCCATTGGCTATACCTCTTGACACCTCTGCCCTGACCGCTTTCTTGAGGTATGTCACATCCTCGCCCATCTTGTCATATAGCGACTTACTGAGCTTGCTGTCCATCTGAATAGCTCTCACAACTGCCGCCTGATCTATCGGCATGATAATTGGAATACCTGTCTTTTGCAGGTCATACATGACACCTGTGTATCCGTCTCTATAGCACTTCGTCAGGTAGTCAGACACAGTTGCATATGAGTTAGACTGCAGGTTACTCAGAACACCCTCAAGCTGTGCTCTCAGGGCTTCTTGATACTGCTTCTGATAGATGATGCTCTGCAGATTCTCCATATCGGTTCGTTCTGAGAGCTCCCTTATCTTTTGTTCACAATCCCTCAAGGCTTTCTGATATACTTGCTTGAGTTCCTTGATAGTCTGCTTCTCTCTATTTAGTTGTGCCTGTGTTACCTGCTTTTGTGCTTTGTTCATATTTTCCTGTAAAAGAAAAGGCCACGCTGTCAGTCATCTTTCATGACTTACAATGTGGTCTTCGTATTATCCAATGTCAATTCCAAACGCCTGAATCCCACCCGGTTTGATTGTGACCGGCTGGTCGAGGACTTCCCTGGCGATCATTACTTTAATGCCTGCTATAACCATTATCAACGCCACTTCCTTGACTGTTATGTCTTCTGCCGTATCATTGGTGACTGTTCTTGTGTATCTGCATACCCAATTGCCATTGTTGCTTACTATCTTGTGTGAATAGCCTGAATTAGTCAGATTATCAATCCCATGCTCCCATTTACAGTCGTCCGCTGTCACAGGTGTGTCGTCTGTGCCCAGCGCAATACAGAAGTCTCCATTGTTACTCGTGTTTAGGTCGCTTGGCAGATATTTCATATATGAACAAAAATCTGAACTCATATACATAAGATTAGATGAAGATGTTCCTCCGGATATGCTAACCGGGCTGACCGGTTCTTCTCTTGTACATCCTGTATTTCCGCCTTTTGACGTCAAATATAGAACCTTTTTAAAGTTATTAAGAATCATATTGTTGCCTCCTTATCTCCTAAATATACATTAGCTGATATAGCCTGTGCCAGTACAATGTTCTCTTCACCATGTGCGCCATTAGCTGATATAGCCTGTGCCGGTACAACATAGCCGCCAGTTGGGATTTTCTCTGCATTACCAATAACCACATCCCAACCATCACCGCTTGCGGTCTCAACTCCCTTTTCAGTGATGACCGCCGCAAGCCTTTTCTTGACATCACTGCCACGTTTTTTTACTTTGTCCAGCTCCTTGTACAGCTGTCCTGCAAGATCTGTCATATACCGCTCTTCAATCTCATCTTCAACTGCCTCGCAACCTTCAAGAACCTTCATCTTTGTGAGCTTTGTGTTGATCTCATTGAGGATATTGCCCTCACTATCAAGCTTCTTGAAGCATACAGTAAAACCGACAGTTCCCGGCATTGCACATGCAGTAGCACCGACAAGCCAGCTGAATTGTATGCTCTCAGGCTTATTGTTCATGTTCATAGTCACAAGCATGTCTTCAACCAGGTACACATCTTTCTGCTCTTCCTCATTCATGTAATTGATTGATATCTGATAACCTGTGAGATCTATACCTTTATATATTCCTGGTACTTCAAAAGTCAGTCGGTTCACATCTTTGTCATGATACACACCAATGACCTCACCAGCCGGCACCATGACCACTCGTGTATCAAGGTCTATCTTATATATCTTTTTTTCTTCATTCTCCACCTGTTCCACCTCCGTTCTCGCTGTCATCATCTATATTGACGCCATCAAGCGCCTTCTGGGCGTTCTCAGCGTCTTTCTCTTCATCCTTTGGGAGCTTGTCCTTGATCTCTTCATAATCAATATCAAGCCAATCACAGATAGCTTTGATAATCGTCTCATCATTAAGTATGCTTGCAACATTAAGTATTGTATTGATCTCTGTCTGCCTTACCTGAGCCTCTGTAAGCTCTATCTGTGCATTTTCCTGTGCATTGCTCATAATCTCATGAGCGAACTCAAAATAAACATCCTCGGCCTTATATGCCTTGTTCTCAGCCTTGTTGATCTCGTCAATGACAATCTCTACTATCTTCCTTAAGAACTTTCTGAGAGCTTTCTCTATCTTTTTTGCCTTAAGGTCAAGCAATGAGTAGGCCGCCTTAATGGCTATATTCGTAGTTGCTGATGTGTCCTTGAGTCCGGCGGTGTTCAGTCCCATGCCGAAACGATAGATATTCTTCTCATCAAGCTCCAGTTTAGCCTGCCTTGCCTGGTATGGGACGTCAACAGTCTTGACATCTACGTCACCATCCTCACCTACACCTATGATCTTCTTTGTTTTGAGGTTTGTCTGAAGCTCATTCAGGTTGTCTCCCTGAAAGCCTTTGATAGCATATAGTGGGGAATCAAAGTCTATGAGGTTGTTTGACAGGCTTGAGGCCATCAGGTCATAGTCATCTATGAGTGGCTTTACAGGCTTGAGGCTTGAGAACTGCTTCTTGTTGTTATCCAGCCGGAAGAATGGAATATAGCCAAATCCATCAAAGTAGGTGGCCTTATCCCCATTATTCTTTGTATAAAGTACATGAGGCTTTGGGTTGATTGGTTCAGTATCATCTAACACCACCGCCCCATTATTAACCTGGACATAATAATATGTCTGCTTGTCATCCCAGACTTGTATTCTCTCGATGGTCTTGTGTCCCTTATCTATCCTGTCCGTATAGTGGTATATCGTGTATGCACAGCCATCGTCCGTGTCCTTGGCTCTGACCTCAATAACTCCGATACTGTCAGCATTGGCAAATGACATCATATCCTTGGCATTCTTGTATGCGTACATATACGCAAAGCCTTTGATCTGCATATCTGTGATAGTGTCAGAAAGCTCAGACACGAACTCATCATTGTTGTTGAAATACTTGTCCATGTGCTTCTGCAACTCAGGATCATTTGATTTAACTATCTTATCCCCTGAGAGGATATACTGAGTGCACTGGTCAACCAGCTCTGTGAAGAACGGATGTGGTATCTTCACATTACTCCTAGTCTTGTCCTCTACCAATTCGCCGTCAGCGTTGTAGTAGAACAATCTATACTTTTTTATGTCATGATCGCCGTCATAGTATCTTTCGCCTGTCCGGGCGAACTGCTTCTTATCTGATGTTTTGTCATTATCAATCAATACCTTTATTTCATCAGTGGTTAACACCTTTTCACCTCACTATACCAGCCATGTTCCCTTAGGCTTATCATTCTCATATACACCAGTCAGAGCGTCAGGTGCATCATCATGAGCGTTCTTACCCTCTTTCTGATACTTCCTTATCGCTTCTGCAAATTTTGGCCATCTATCTTCCCAGTTCACAGGGAAGAGAATGTTCTGCATTACTCCTGTACTGTTTGACAGGATCCTTGATGTCTTATTCTTTGACTGAAAGAACCACTGTATTTTAGTGTGAGTATTTCCCAAAGCTTTCAGTTCTCTTATAACGTTTCTGCTGAATCCTCGACCGCCATTATTGCTCTCTATTAAAGCATTACCAACGTTATTGTTTGTCAGCATCTGAGCTGTTGCCGGCTCAGTAACTTCCATTGGCTCCTTTGTGTATAAAACATCAAGTATGTAGTATGTACTCTCATACATGCCATAACAAATAGAACACAGATAATCACTACCTGTGTCCGCTGTATCTGTATAATTCAATATATATTTGAACAGGTTATTGCCCTTACTATCCCTTGGAATATCCGTATATGTCTTGATATGGCTGTATAATCTGCCTTTGACATCTATTGGCTCCTGCTGATAATTCGCAAGGACTATATCCTTATTCATGTTCTTTGTTTTTATCTTGTAGTCCTTATATGACAGGATAGCTTCACAGAGCATTGTTCCATCGTCTTGTACTGCCTTGTAATTGATATGTACTACATCGTCATAATTTGCAAGTACATAACCGGCTAAATCCTTTGTTGACCATCTTGTCATTATTATGATGATCTTGAAATCATTTTCAGTTCTGGACAGCATTGTATTGTTAAACCAGTCAATCTGCTTCTGCAATACTGATTCATTGTAGGCTTCCTCACTATTCTTGATAAGATCATCTATTATCATGATATTACAGCCAAATCCTGTTGCTGTACCTGTCGGAGAAGTTGCAAGGTAATTGGCCTGTTGGCTGCCCTCAAGACTCCATTTCTGTGCTGCAGCCTCTCCGTATTTTATTTTTGTGCCAGGGAATATATCTCCATATGTCAGAATGCCCTCTGTAGGCTTTTCTGCTATAACATCCCTGACAGCCTTTGCAAATGTTCCTGACAGGGTCTCATTATATGATCCTGTCATAACCTTTTTGTCTATACCATATTTACCAAATAACCACTGAACAAATTTAGTAGCTGTTCGTGATTTTCCGTGTCTTGGTGGCATATTCACCACCATTATCTGTTGCTCTGCTTCTTCTACGAACCACTGCAGCTTATCCGCAAGATCATGCAGAAAGCCTCTGTCGTTACTGTAGAAGTCAGGAGAGGTCAGCTTGCAATATGACCAGAACTCTCTCCTTGATAGCTCTATTTTTAGCTGTTGCTGTAATAAAGGGTCATGTCTATCAAACGTCATCAATAAGTTTCTTCAATTCTTCGGTTGTAAGCCCCTCAAATACATTCGGTGTGGTATTCTTCACTTCCACCTTTTCTGTGAACATACCCAAATGCTTACCCAGGAGCTCTAATGCCTGTATCTTGCTGTAAGGCTTTATTTCAAAGCCGTCTCGACCCTTTTTTATAACTGCAATAGCTTTTTTCTGATCCTCTGTCAGTTCATCCGTCAGGATAGGCTCTACTGTCCTGTATTTCACCTGATTGCCGTCCTCGTCAAGTACCGGGACCATGTTTCCATCAACTTCTACCATGGCATCCTTTTCAACTACTCTTGCATAGTCAGATGCCTTTGCAAATGCGATAAGTGCAAGCTCATGTAATACGCTATCCTGAGTTATTTCTGTGCGCTTTTCACGCTCTTTCTGACGTTCTTGAATATATACTTTGACGTTAACATTGGTTAACAATCTGCTTGCAGCGGCCTTTGCCGTCTCGTCTTTTTTCACAGATGGATAAGCAGCCTTATAAGCTCGTGTGCCATTAAGGTCAACCAGCCATTCATCTGCAAATCTTTTTTGTTTTTCTGTTATCGCTCCCAAATGTCACACCTTCTTTCTGTTACTTTCTCACTCTCTTCGGAATCACAATCTTGTACAGCGGTTTACATACATTCTTTACCTCTCCACCCCAATTTATAGTTGGCTGAAATTTGTATATCTTAGTGCATTTAACCATCACCTTTATCATGGCTATCGGTAAAGCCAATCTACCAAGTATCGGATGTATATATTCAAAACTATATTCAGGTCTCACAACCTCGAATCTTTTAATCTTACTCATATCTCACACCTCAAACAAAATAGCCCAGTGGGGGAGAGAATCAATAACGACATTTTCACATTTTACGATTTAGGAGTTTACATTTTAACCACTGGGCATAAGAAAAGGGACACAACCGAAATGGCAAACGGTCATGTCCCTTATGAATCAATATAATTTTACCATTGCAGTATACCACGTTTACAATGTGCTATGTTGTGCTAAAGTGTGCTTTTTTGTGCTAAAGTGTGTCGACTTTCTCATTTAAGCACGCTCTTTCAAACTCCAACAAGGCATATCCATGAGCATGCCTTGTCCGATCATATGAATACCCAATTTCTTTTGCTATAGTCTTTAAGGTCTTAAATTCTATATACTTCTTAAATAAGATCTTCATGTATGTTATGTCATCAAGCATATGTATCTGTCCTATCACCTTATGCTTGAGCTCCGTGAACCTCTCTATGTCCTCATGAATCTCATTTTCAAGGTCAACATACTTTGCCACCTTATTGCTCATAGAATCAGCCTTAGCGCTTGTCTGCACCTTTTCTGCCGAATAATCAAATGCCCCTGTACAGGTTGCATCTTCCTTAAGTCCTGCAAGCTCTATCTTCTTCTGTCTGATCTTCACATCAAGAAGCTCCACCTGTTTCAAATACTCTTTCGCTTTCACCGCCTCACCTCCTACTTGTTCTCCCGGATGGTGAAATCCAAGCCTGTTTCTTCCTTCAAAGTCTGTATAAGATCATCCCATATAATATCCCCATCACATATAGCTTCTGTCTTTGAATTAAATCTTTCGCAGAACCTATCAAGCCTCTTCTGTCCAAAATCGAACTCATCACGTAAGACCATGCAGGACATAATCAGGATCGTGTCTATCGTATTTAACTTGATCTTATATACTGACTCATCAAGCTGCTTCTGGTTGACCTCAAACGGAACAAACATGGCTCCTCTGGTCTTGAGTTCTTTCTCTGCTGCTTCCATGCCCTGTGTCTTGATGACATTCATAAGCCATGCAGCACCCGCCATTCTTGCTTCGTGTAGTTTCCTATCTGATTTTGCCATCATTTCACTCCTTCCGGGTAAATCTTTTCATCAAGTGATTATATGGATCTGTCTGTGTCTTAAACCCTATCTGTCTTTCTCCAAGCGGATCATTGAGCTCTGCCCCACCAAGAAAGCTGTGGAGCTCATTCATGCAGTCCGAACATAAATCCATTGTCTCTACTGTATCATCGAACACATCAACTATCCTTGCCCTTATTGCTGCTCCGTGTTCAAACGGCAGGTCATAGAACCCGCCGCATCTATCACATTTGCCTGCGTATGCCATTATGTATCACCTCTCTAGTAAATAATATATTCTTTGTATTTATTCAGCAGATTCTCCAATCTGATGCAGTCATTTGATCTGTCCGTGTATCCTGCCATGAAAAATCCCTGTTCGATATTGCAAATTCTAAAGTATATCTTTTTGAACATCCATTTATACAGTTTTCTTTTAACCATTTGCTCAAATCTCCTTTATCAATTCTGGATTATTAAATATGTTGCCAATAACTTCAACTCGATTTCCGTTTTGAACATATTTCCATAAATCATCATTCAAAGACCCACTTCCACTCTCTCCCATTCCGATAGCAAAAGTTGTCCTAAAATCTTTATAAAATACTTTTCCAAGTCTTTTCTTTGTATCTTTGTCCGGGAATGGACAATCATCATTATCTCGTTGGAACAAAATAATGTCACCTTCCCATATCAGCTTGCCGTTCTTATCCTTCAAGCCTGTGCACTGACAGATAGTATCTGGTCGCACTTCAAATGCAAATGGTGCCCCTGCTTTATTGCTGATATACCATTTATTTTCCTTACAATGTAAAAATCCTGCAACCCACTCTCCATTACAAATTTTCGCCTTGAATAGGCATCTATCTTTCATCTACTCCACCTCTTTCGCATCGTTCAAATTCTATTACCCACACCCACGGATTTGCATTCCAACCATAGCGGTCAAGATCGGATTTCTTGATGGTGGAGTTCCAAAGTTTATGAAATCCATCGATCATATTAGGGTCTCCACCACTATCTGGATCCGAAAGCGTTGGATGCCATCCGTTGTTTTCATAACATGCTTCATCCCAAGGGTCTGTGCCCTCCATGCATGCTTGTTCTTCTGTAATCTCCTGCAACCTCTCCACCCTCACATCCGTAACCTTAAGCCAGATTCGTGCCGCTTCTTTCGGCATGTGGATGGATGGGTGCCATTTCATCTCAATTTCTTTTCCACCCCGGTAAAACTTCTCTGTATCGGAGTAGTCCGCACGGTAGATATACCGTTCTAATCCTTTGCGCCATGTTTCCCGGACATACAGGATATCATCTGTGTGATATGGTGGATTCCACCTTCTTTTTAGTTCTTCATCCGTGATATCCTCTGGAAGTTTGTATTCATCTCCCCAGTTTTCATATGCTGTTTTACTTGGATATCCCCAGGTACCGCAATCACCCCCTGCGAATGTATAGCACAGTCTGCCTTGCGGCTGTGGGTTCACAATTCTTCTGGTACAACTCTTTCTCCCGTCCAAAATTGCCCGAACCATATCGGTATTGAATAAAATCGGTTTAATTGCCATTTACACCACCTGCCTTTACTATTTCGATTGCTATTTCGTGGCACATTTTACAACTTGTAGAGCCGGCACAATATCTATCATCAACCTGTACAGTGCCGCAATTAGGACATTTCCCATATCTGCTTTGAATTAAGGTACTGTGTGGGTAGAAGCTATATTTTTTCACCTTGGCCTTTTTTGCTATCTGCTTTTCAAGTGCCTTGATCGCCATATCAAATGCCTTTCCGGTATCATTCACATAGGCATAATGTGAATATCTATAATCTGTTGTTTCCTTTAATTTGGCTATTGCTTCTCTCTCTTCCATATTCCCACACTCCTATCCTCTCAGCCTTGCCACAGCTGCATTCCATTCATTTATAAAGTTCAATACCCATGTAGCCGGATATGTGCATGCCCCAAGCTGTTTTGATGTTTCAAATGCTCTTATCCAATTTGGATCCTGTTTTGTTGCCTCTGATACCTTTGCCATTACTCCTCAGCCTCTCTTTCTGCCTCAAGCCATCTGAGTGTGCATTTGCTACAGTGCTGGTTGTCACGATCACACACAATCTCATCAAACCCAATCTCGTTCGGACACATGACGATCTGTGCCAACTCCTCATCACTGAGTGACCTGATGTAGTCTCCGTTAGTCATCGGCTCATAGTTGTCCACAGCATTCTTGGTGCAGTGTGCGCATGGTTCCTCTGACTCGTCTTTATATCTGTATTTGCAAGTTTTGCAAATCTCTACTCTCTCTGGTACTATTTCCATCGTATCTCTTCCTTCCTGATCATCTCTCTTATATCTATGTTGCTGAAGCTCTCATGGTAGCCCTTTTCGCTCTGCATCAGCACATGGTGCTCATATACCTTGATGATTGTCCAGCGCTTCCAAACCCTTATAGGGACATTCTCCTCTTTCCCACCTTTTGTGAGGATCTTCACCACCCGCCCCGGTCGGCAGATGGTGTTGTATATTGCGTCTATTTCAAAATCCGTCATGCTCATTCTCCTTTTACTCGGTCAGGAACTTATTGATGAAATACTGCTGTCCTTTGCCTGTTACCTTTGTTGTTCTAGTCTCCCTGACAGATCCATCAGAATTAACAACAGTGCTGATTTTTACCTCGAATAATCCCATATCCATGCTTCTCTGAGTTGGTGCGTTTCTATCCGTTCTTTTATTGCCCCTGATCAAATATCCATTTTCTCTCAGCCACTCATACAGTCTGTTCTGTCCAATATTGACACCATTCTGTTTCAATATCTTGGCAAGTTCTCCGACCAATATCGATGTATGGCTTGCAGCTACTGCATCAGCAAATATAGCCTTAGGTTTCATGGTCTCAATCTGCTTGTCTCTCTCCTGTATCTTGTTCTGAGCCACCTGTAAGGCTCTGGCCATCAGTTCATCATCCGTCATGGTTTCCTGTCCGGCTATGTAGCCGCCGTTCTTACGGATTGACGGCAACACCTCGGATGTTACCCAGCGTTTGAACCGCTTTGCGTTTGGAAGCTTACTGCCAAGAATCAAGCTGTAAAGTCCACTTTCGTTTATAAGGGTCAGTCCTCTAGTTGGAATATCAAAGGTCGGGAAATGCGACCTTTGGATTACTGTCCTATCATCCTCGTCTATATGAGTTGAAATTGCATCTTTGGTGTTGCTATACCCCAGTATTTCAGCCACATCTTTTCCCACAAACCAAGGCTCGCCATCTATATTCACTGTTCTTATCTCTCCAAATTCCTTATTTTCATATATCTTTAAATCGTTCACTAAAAGCCTCCTCTATACAAAACATAACTGTCCATTCTCTTCTTCGCCTATCCTCATGTTTGGCATCCTCTTCCTTACACAAAGCTCCGGAAGATTCGACCTCACCATCGCCGCCGGTATAGGTGGACAAACTGCATTTCCACATCTCTTAACCTGTTCACTTCTTGAATATGTCTTACCTGTGTTGTCATGATCTATGATGTAATCATCCGGAAACCCTTGGCACCCATATAACTCCTTTGGCTCAAGCATTCTGAGACCAATGTCCACTATCTGATACTCAACGCCTTGGATTGTTACAAGTCCGAAGCGGTCTCTTGATGTCACTGTGTCAAGCGGCTGTTCTATGTCCTGTCCTGTACCCTCTCCGTAGTATTTGATCAGGAATGCCCTGACCTCTCCGAAATGTCCGGCAGATGTTGTCACTGTATGTAGGGGGTCACGCTCATCCTGTCCGATTCCTGTCTTGTAAAACTTGCTAAGAAACGAAGTGACAAGACCATACCTGTTTGAACTGTCAACTGTCATAATTGGATTCTCTATGTCTTGACCTCGCACCTCGTCTGAATTGGTCTCCGAATGGTATTGGATAAGAGTCGCTGCAACCAACCGGTTATGATCCACTGTCGTTATCGTATCAATTGGGTCTTCGGCTTTACTTCCACCTCCTTGGTAATTCCCGCCATACGTTTTATCTATAACCGGAGCAAGTCTCGGTTCACACAAATAATGCTTCCCACTACTCACAATGGTTGGTAACGGCTTCTTTATGTCGTGAACTCTCGGCGATTGTCCTTTTCGTTCTCCATATCCAATGGGTACAATGAACGGCTCTGGATTATCCAGAACGAACTTCTTCAGCCCTCTTGCAATCCTCTGCATAGTCTTTGGCGCAAGTGGCCTTACCGCCCGGATGCCATACTTTTCTTTGATCTGCTCTGATGTATCAAAGATACTCGGACATGGCAGGCTGAAATCAAGCTGTGTATATGCCCCAACATAAGGCTTGAGCCGTCCCCCCTTGACCTCTTTGCTATCCGCCGGTGCATGTGTAGGCTTTGGCCACATGATAGGTACACCATCACACCTTGCGATCATGAAGAACCTTTTTCTCTTGGTCGGTGCTCCATAGTCTGCCGCCACAAGCTCTCTGAACTGTACCTCATATCCCAGCTCATTGAGCTGTTTTACAAATTGCCTGAATGTATCTCCTTGCTTTGCCTTTATCGGATGATGTCCTCGGTTGAGCGGTCCCCATGTCTTGAACTCCTCAACGTTCTCCAGCATGATCACTCTCGGTCTCGCAAGTGCCGCCCATCTGCATGCTACCCATGCAAGCCCTCTGATGTTCTTATCCTTTGGCTTGCCACCCTTGGCCTTGCTGAAGTGCTTGCAATCCGGAGAGAACCAGGCAAGAGCTACCGGATGCCCCTCACATGCTTTCACAGGATCAACCGCCCACACGTTCTCACAATAGTGCTTTGTGTTTGGATGGTTGACCTTATGCATCCTTATGGCTTCCGGGTCATGGTTGATAGCTATATCAACACTGTATCCTGTTGCCATCTCAATTCCTGTTGATGCTCCACCACCTCCGGCAAAGTTATCAACAATAAGTTCTCCGTTTATCATGGCAGCACCTCCGGGTAATCATATATGCTCATCTGTACCGCTGGTACATCTTCCCATGGCACTCCAATATAGTCTAGGACTCTTCCCCAGCCGAATTTCTCTCCAGTCTCTGGATCCGTGCAACACCTGTACATATAGAACTCCCATTCCTTTGGATTCCGCTCTCTGAGCCTATCAAATCTGTGTGGTCGATCTTCCATGTGGATTCCGAAGCCACACATGCTGCAGCCTGTCCGCTGTGCTCCTGTCGTCCTGAGATTGCCGTGTCCATCATCCTGTATTTGTCCATATATAGCCGGTATGATTGTCTCAACCGGTTCATAGGGTATTGTGTTGCCAGCCTTATCCTTGCTGTATGGCTGCTCATAATAAAGCTTTGCAAACACATCTGTATGTGCGTGATACCAAGTGTCCATCTCCTGAGCAAGTCTTAAAATGTCATTTCTGAGGTATGGTGCAAATGGCGCTGATCTCATTACTGTCTTACCGTAGTAGTTACACCCATGATCTGTGAGGGCTTCCTCTCGCTGACCACCCTCGGATGCCATCATGCCAAGGAACGGATAGCTTGAATGAGCCTTAGCCCAGTCATCGCATGGCTTCTCTTTCAGCCAGTAGCAGCAATCATTTGACACTTTGAAATTCGGCTTGTAATACATGACACCCTCATTCTCGTTCTCGTATCCACCAAACAGATTTAGCCACTTCTGTGGCAGTTTCATACGGCTGTTCTTCTGGAAGTGTCCAAGTTCCCCACATTCACCTGTGATTATTGCATGTCTGACTGTCTTATTGTTCTCTGTCGGATTCTGAAGCAGTGCTATCTTGCCCGCTATCCTCTTGCTGATAACCGGGAACCCAACCTCATTGAGTACCTCAACTTTTGTCTTGAGTGGGTTCAGGATTGTCACTCCAAGAGCTTTATGTACCCGCTGTATACTCTTATCTTCCAGGGATGATACTGATACTGCCGGAACGTTGATGCCTATCGACTTCAGAAATACGTGTAATGTAATACTGTCAAGGCCGCCAACACTAACATGGGCTGTTTTGTCTCGCATCTGCATCTGCTCCATGAACTCTTCGGCTCTAAGCCTGGAACGCCGCACCTTAACTTCATACGGCTGGTTCTGGAGCATTATCATTCTGTCTCTTGCTTCTTTCTTACGTTTCTTGTACTCGGCAAGTCCTTCATCAGGTTTATCAATGTCAAGCTCTCCATCCTCGCCAAATATACGAGTAACCAAATCATTTTCCATCGTCGCCCACCTCCAGGAAGTCAAACAACGTCGGTGAGTCAACCTCATTCTCCTCAGACTGCAGATAACCAACACCATCTCTGAAGTAATCCGGATTGAGCTCACATCCCTTACCAAATCTGTGCATCTTGACCGCCATCATCGGTACAGTCATAAGACCGCCGAACGGATCATATACCACATCGCCCGGATTGCTGTATCTGTTGATGATTCGCTCCACGATATCAAGCTGTAATGGGCATACATGCATAGTCGCTCTTCTGCGGCTCTGTGTCGTGTTGAGGGTCCGCATCCTGTTGATGTCGTCCCACACTTCAAGCTGGTTCCATGATCCCGGAGCTACCACCATGAATGTAGCTGGCAGTCTGCCATCCTTATCAAGATCCTTGGCAAGTGCCACATGTTCAGCATAGTTGTATACATTCTCTCTGCTATACTGCCTGTATACTCTCTGAAGATTGTCAACCGGCACCTCTTCCAGCTCTTCCTTGCTTACAAGCCTGTCACCCGAACTTCTCCAATATCCGTGGGCATCTATCTGCCACTGTGCCCTCGTGTATTCATCCTTAGACTTCTCGACCGGTTCGTCAGCATAAGCTGTTGACCTGTCAGTTGGCAACTTACGAAACAGCAGGATGTACTCAGGGCATCCCACCCCCATCTTGGAACCATCCTTGCACTGCTCAGTCCATCCGAGCCGGTATGTCTGGTTGTTCTCTCTTACAACATCCGTAACCACTGTGATCATGCCGAAATACATAAAACCATGCTTCATGTAATGTTCGATACAATCCGCATGAAACGGCTCAATAGTCGGCATTCCTGTGCCAGTGGCATTTCCAAACAACACTCTATCCTTAACGTGGATGGCCGCCACTCTTCCCGGCTTCAGCACCCTCAAAAGCTCCGGTGTCAGGAAGTCCATTTGTTCAAAGAACCTCTCTGTATCCTGATTGTGTCCGAAATCGTTATAATTTGCTGAATACTCGTAGTGGTTGCCAAATGGTATTGATGTGTGTATCAGATCAATGCTGTTACTCTCCATCGCCCTTGTCTCTTCCACGCAATCGCCATACACAGCTTCATAATGCTTGCCTCTTACCGTTCTCTCTTCTCTTGTACCTTCCACACCCATCTTCCTTTCCAATCTCTCCGTCTTGTTTGCCGAATCAAGGCCATACTTCTTCACGATCTCGATCATCTTCTTGACCATGTGATTATGATTCTTCCACTTCTCGATCAGTGCGTCCTTGATCTCCCGCTCATTCTCCATGTAGATGATGTCTATAACTACTGTGTCCTGCTGCAGGAACCTGTAACACCTGTGCACCGCCTGTATGAAGTCATTGAACTCATAGTCAATTCCAACAAATATCTCCCGGTGACAGAACCGCTGGAAGTTACAGCCTGAACCACTAATTGACTTCTTGGTAGCAAATAACCTTGTCTTGCCATCGCTAAAGTCTATGACTCTCTGTTCCCTAAGGTCGTAGTCCATGGATCCGTATATGTCCACTGTCTCCGGCAGAGCTTTCTTAATAGCGTGTCTCTCTGCTTCCTGATCGTGCCATAGAATAAAATGGTCTTCCGGAGAGCTATCAACTATCTCCTTCATCTTCTCAATCCTGGCATCTATGCTCTCACGCTTGATCTTTGCGGCTTCTTTAAGTCCTGTACTAGCCTGAGTGAAAAGCTCCATCTGGCCGTCCCTGTCAACTGAATCTCCGTAGTGTATAGGTATCTCGTGCCACCTCACATCCAGTGGAGGGAGTACATAGCCATCATCGGAATAATCAGGGTTGATGTCTGAAGGTTTTGTGATGAAAAGTGCCCAGCTACTCACCCACAACCAGAACTCATCTTCCATGTTCGGGTACAGTGTCAGGTTATTTGCCTTTGTTGAATCCCTCTGGAAGAATCTTGTAAGTGCCTGTCCTGTGTCCATGACTTCCAGGTACCCAGCATAATGAATCAGCTCCTTGTACTTATTCGGCGATGGTGTCGCCGTAGCTACGAGCTTATACGGAACGTTCTTGAATTTATCCAAGAATGTCTGATATGTCTTACTTCCAAAGCTCCGGAGAACGCTTGCTTCATCCAGTGACGTTGCAGCGAAGTACGATGGATCTATATCTCCGTCTCTCACTCTCTCATAGTTCGTCAGAACGATCTGACTTGTGCTTGCCTCAACCTCTTCCATGGTTCGGCAATATTCAGGCTTCTCATATCCGAGCAGTTCCACCGCATCCCTTGTGAACTCCTGCTTAACTCCAAGCGGTAATACTATCAGCGCTCTACCGCCGGTATGCTCTGCTGCCTGATGACAGAATTCAATTTCCTGTGCAGTCTTGCCAAGTCCGAACGACTCAAACAAGGCTCTACGTCCACCCTTCAGCGCCCATGCTACCGCATCACCCTGATGTGGCTTTAGGGCTTTATTTATGCGGCTCTTATCGACCTCAAAGCCGCTGTCAGTAGCAAGCTCTATCTTGCTCTCTAAAAACTCTCTATATGTCATTCACTTCTCAGGAACCCGCTATAGCATTACCCCGGCCGGAGGTTCGGCTCCTTTCGTGTGTTAATTATTTATTGTTCAGCTCATCGGCAAGCATCTGTTCTAGTTTGTCAAGCTGCTCTGAATGATCTGTCTGCTTAAAGTTTGCAAATCCATTTGGATTCACGTTCCGTGGCTGCCCTCGGCTCTTACCGTCATCCTTAAGCGCATACAGGCCTGTCCATCCCTGCATTATCGACTGATTGAGAATCTGTACCTGTTCATGCTTATCGTGAGATAACGACTCCAGCTTGTTCATCATCAGCGTTATAGCTCTGTCACTCATAGGCTTCTTGATGCCCTTCCGGAACTTGATGAACTCTACTATGGCATCATTAAGCTCCGGATCATCGCTATACTTGACCGGCTCAGACTTCTTGCGTGGCTTACCCTCCTCTGCATGTGCGCACGCACGTGCCTTAGTAGGAGTATGTATATACTCCTCATTATCACTATCATTATCATATTCATTATCATTATCGGCTTTTTGGGGTTCGGTTGGGTTTTCCTCGGTTTCAGAAATAACCGTTCGGTTTTCAGAAAAACCATTCGGTTTATTTGGGTTTTCCTCGGTTTCAGGATTATCCGTTTCCTTTGTAGGTCTGCCGCCCTTCTTGCCGTTTGATCTGTTGCGCTCACATTTTTCCTCATACTTGGAGTTGTCCTTGTCCATCCGTTTCTTGATGAATGAGAAGCACATGGCAAGTGCACTACCTTTTGGAAGATCCGGAACTTCGCCTGTCTCCTGGTAGTCAATCAGAGCAAGCATCAACTCACCGACCTGCTCTAGTGGCAGCATCGACAAATGCTCTCTATATTCGGTATAAAAGACAAAGCTCCCTTTATTTCCCATGTGGCTCACACCTCCTTGATCCTTATTCCATACTCATAAAGCATCAACTTACGCTTAATGATGTATTCCTTTGTTCTCATGCCCTTTGTATCCTCAACAACCATTTCAAATCCATCCCAGTAAACGAAGTCCGCTATGTATGAGCACTTACGCTCCAAGAGCTTTCCCGGTTTGAATCTGCCCTTGTTGGGCCCTTTTTCATAGATCTCATTCGTGTGTTCTCTCTGAGCTGGTATAAGCTCAAATTCTCGCTGAAGTTGCAAACCTGTTATCTTGCCAGCTTTTTCAAGTATTTTCAGCTCTGTATACCTCTGCGCCTCTTTCTTGCTGTCAAATGATATACCGTCCACAACAGCCTTCTTGTTGCCGTATTTAACTCTTGTTTTGTTCCAAGCCATCAATACTCCTTTCCCCCTGTCGCCCTCAAATAAGAGCAACAGGGACATATGCTAAGACATTACGGCTTGTGATGTATTAAATGTAATGTCAATGTAACCTATTTGAAACTTCCGAACAGTGCAGCCTCGGCAGCGTTCATCTGCTGCTCTGGCTGTAGATTCTCTGTCGGTGTCGGCTGTGGATCTGAAATATTTGAGTTGTTTTCAGCAGAATTTGAGTTGCTATTTGAGTTGCTTTTCACTTCCTGTGACTCCTGCGGAGCCTGCATCTCTGGTCTAACATCCTGTGGCACTTCCACAGGAACTTCTACAGGCTCAACCTGTCCTACTTCCTCTGCAGTATACATACCCGATACATTGTGCGGGAACGACTCACGAAGAGCCTGTACAAGTGCAACCTTTCTGATCATTGTTGCTGGTTTCTTTGACCACTGGCCGTTCAGTGTTCCATCCTTCTTTCTTCCAGCATATTCATCCATGCTCACTTCAACCCTGCAAGAGTGTGCCCTATCCTTTCTGAACACCTCAGCAAATCCGCCGATTACAGTCTCACTAGAGAGCTTGAATGTTCCTATTCTGTACTCAATATCTCCCGATTCCGTCTCTACGATAATTCCAGATGTACTGCCATCATATGCCGGGTGAGATTCAGCTCTCTTCTGAAATGCCTCTTTGCCGATAACCATTGTCGCTGGCTCGTTGCCATACTTAATACAGTATGCCTCTTTGAGCCATGGATTTAGTCCATTAAACCTGCAAAGGTTCATAAAGACTACAAGCTCATTTATTGATACAGATTCTTTATTACCACTAACTAAATAGTTTCTCACAAGCTCCGGGGATAATGAGACCATCACGCCATTTGCGTCATACTCAACTATTCCTGTCTTTTTTGCTCCCTGTGGCTCTTTCTTTGCTAAACTGTTATTTACTGCCATTATTTTCTACCTCCTATAAGTAAACTACGTGATCTTAATCACAGAACGACCAACTACAATGTGGACATCCTGTTATAAGTTTTGTTCCTGCCGCCTCTACCGATATTCCTCTTTCTATCGATGTTCCATTTCTTTTTATCTTTTCATATATGTTCTTATTGCAATTCGGACACACGCCGCTATCTGGCGCAAAAAGAGGATACTCGTTCTTCTTGCAATATCTTTCCTGTGCCTCTATTGCCTCACTTATGTTGTAATGATCCATCTGCCTATCCTCCTAATACAATCCGAATGCCTTACGCAGTGCCTGCTCCAAGATGGAGCTCATATCCTGTGTATCCTTGTTGCAATTCGCTTTGGTCAATATGTCAAGCACATCATTTATAAGTGCCTTCATAATCTTGTCAAGATCTCCATCAGCTTTTGAGGTCTCAACAGCTCTGTTTATCAACTGTTCTACAACTGACTCTCCATACTCTTTGATAAGTGGTTCTCTTATTGCCTTCACTACAAGTGCTAGCTCCGATATAAGCATCGTTGCTGATCCCTCTATTGATACTAATCCATTTTTTGCCTTAATCATCTTGTATACCTCCTACTTAATCGCTCTGAACGCTATATTTCTGCTCTGGAAGAACTCTCTCAGAGCCGTTGCATCCTCTGTTGTAAGCTCTACCTCAAACTTAACTACCATCTTCTGTGGTTCCGGCTGTGACTCCTGTACTGGTGGTGTCATAGCCTTTGCCATTGCGGCTCTCTGCTCCTCGGCAGCCTTTCCCTGTGTCTTGCGCTCTTCCTCAGCCTTTCGTCTTGCCTCAGCTTCTGCCTTTGCCTTGGCAATCTCTGACATTCTCTTAGCCTCTGAGATGGCCTTGTTGATGTCTAATGTCTCCTTGAATACCTCTGTAGCTTCAAAGCCGAACTCCGGAAGCTGGCTAAGTGTAAGCACTCCGTTGCCAATCTCATACATTCTTGACCTCATCTGATCTTCAATGCTCTTCATTGATGTAGACGCATTCAGCCACTTAGGATCCCATATTTTCTCCAAAGTGACGAAGTTCTGGAAGCCTATAGTCGCAAACAACTCTTCAATGGCTTTCTGCTTCTTGGCTTTCTGCTCATCACTGTAAGCAGCAATTCTCTCATCTATCACAGCTATAGGCTTTTCTACAATTGCTATGAGCTCATTCGCCTGAGACTTAAACTCATTGAATGGCTCCATGTATTCCTTCTCTTTTCTGATACGTTCAGAGTTCACTGTGTTCTTAAATTTGTTCAGCATTGCTCTGTCCGCCTTGGCATCCTTGATCTGCTCATCTGTATATGCCAGGGATCCGTAATAATCAGCCTTGGCCTCAAGTTCAGTCTTAAGTTCTTCAAAGTTTAAGATCCTAATCTCCTGTGGTGTCGCTACCTCATTAACTCTTAATTCCATTTTCAACCTCCTAATTAAGTACCAGCTCCATCTGGTGACTCTCCTTGTTCTCTCGCACCATTGCCATGATGCGTGCTGTCTGTCGCTGTCTCTCTTCCTCACAGTCGCAGTGTTCGCCTGGATCCAGGCAAGCACCGCACTGTGGACATTCGTTGTAATACATGCCATTTCTCCTTATATCTCCGGAAGTATCAGCGGTGGCTCTTTCTTCGCCTGTACCCTCTCCCAGAAACTTCTCTCAGCATCAATAAGATACTGTATGTCATCCTCTACCTCTGACCGCTCTATCTTGTAGTGCCTTGTCTGCAGGTATACATCACCGTTAAATTCCGACTTAAGCTGAGCCTTGAGCACCACAAAGCCAAACTCTGTTACCATCAGGTAATGCAACACCTGTATGTAATAGTTGTCCGGGATTCTATGATCCCACTTCTCCTTTTGTCTTGACTGCAGAATGTTGGTCGTCTTACATTCCCACACACCCTTGCGACCATCCTGATCTAAAAGCCATCCATCTAGCGATGCGTGCGCCCATGGGTATTTGTCATTTGTGAACATGTTGTTTTCCACATATCCAACTTGATACTGTGGATAATCCAGCTTAAATAGTTCTCTCAGGTGCTTCTCTGCCTCTGTTCCATACTTGACATAAGGCTTGTCTGATATATCCTCCGGCTCTATGCCGTAGGCTTTCTCTTTAAATAGATCCACGTTGGTCTTGTAGGGGTTCATTCCCACAATAGCCGAGGCATCCGACCCACCTATCTTGGTCCTTGCCTTGAGCCATTCTTCATGGCTGCCAAGGACTTTCATACTTACCATGGCTGTTCACTTTCTCTTTGATCTTCAATTCTGTTCATCTGCTCCACAATGCTATATAAACCAAGCACCGAGAACAGCGTTCCCAGAAGATAGGCTATTAGCCCACCGGTTGGAATTGCCATGATTAAACGCATATTGAATATTGCATTGTATGCCAACAGCACAACCAAAATTATCATCTCCGCAAGGCACACTGCCTTGACAGCCTTTGTATCCATGTTTCTCCTCTTCATTGCTTTTCTTCCCCTTTTCTGCTATGATTTTTTTGAGTATTTTTCTATGCACCGGCGGAACTGCTATTCCAAAGGTGCTTTTTTCGTGTTACCTCATATCTGATGTCATCTCACCCCATCCAATAGCTTTTGCAACTTTTCCGGGGTCAAATGGTGGTACTCTGTAGCCCTTATCAAGCTCTTTCTTATATCTCAGATAGTCAACCAATGCTAAGTAGTTAACCCATGTCACGCCAGCTCCATCCAAGATTGTGTATGGTCCATATCTGCCATTCTGAACATATCTGTCCAGATCAGATATTCTGCGGCTTGCGGTGCTCTGAGATATGTTAAACATCTGCATCATCTGAGCCTTACTGACATAAGGTGATGCTTTTATGTAACTTATACCTGTCACCTGCAGGCCTGCTGTTGCTCTGCTCATTGCTCTCATCTCCTTTCCTGTGATATGCGCCATCATCACAACAGTCTTATTACGATTACTGTAGCTATGCCTATAGTTGCTCCTATCAGTCCCATCACTGCGGGTCTGATATAATCGCACCAAAGATCTTCCATGAAGTACGGCTCCTTGAGTTTTGCCTTTATCTTCTTTATCATGGCTCTCCTTTCTCTCGCCTCCTTATTACGTCCAAAATACAGACGAAAAGTAATTGAGCAAAACGAAATTTTTTTAGATATTTTTTATTGCATTAAGCTTACTCGTTGTTCCTTTTTCTCTCAATCACTTAGTATTCATTTTGTGAACTAGTAAGGTAAAAAAATATTTTCTCTAGGAAAACTACAAATATCTGCAAACATTCTTAATTCTGCCTCTTTTATCTTTACCTTGCCGTTTTCCCAATTACCAACTGTAATACGAGAAACGCCCATTTTATCAGCAATATCCTGCTGTGAAAGGCCTGCATTTACTCTAACAGCTGATAGTCTTATCTTTAAACCGTTCAA